TAACTACTACAGGTGGTAAGGATCCAGTTTCAGAGCATAATCGTGAACTCTGGAATAGTGGTAATGAATCTGATAAAGATACAGTTCGCAAACAGAAGCGTAAGTTGAGTTTTTATAGCAACATTTATGTTGTGAAAGATCCAGTTAATCCCCATAATGAAGGAAAGGTTTTTCTTTTCAAATATGGTAAGAAAATTCATGATAAAGTTTTGGAAGCAATGCAACCAGAATTTGAAGATGAAACACCTATTAATCCTTTTGACTTCTGGCAAGGTGCTAACTTTAAGTTGAAAATTGTTAAAAAGGATGGTTATTGGAACTATGATAAGTCAGAGTTCGATTCACCTGCACCTCTTCTTGATGACGATGATGCTCTAGAAGCATTATGGAATAAAGAATATTCTCTTCAGGCATTAGTTGCGGCAGATCAATTCAAGTCATATGATGATTTGAAAAAACGTCTTGATTATGTTTTGGGACAGAAAGCTCCTCAACGCCCACGTTTGGATGAAGAAGTGAATGATGAGGATAATTCTCGTGGATCATTTACTCCTGATTTCAAGAGTAAAGCACCAGTCGCTGCTGCTCCTGTAGCATCTGCTAGTTCAGATGAAGATGATGCTCTTAGTTACTTCCAGCGTTTAGCTGAGGAATAATGTAGAGAAAGTGTAGAGAAAAAATCTCTTAAAAAAGATGCACCTTCCATGTTTATTTGGAGGGTGCATCTTTTATAATATGAGGGTAGTTTGGAAATTGTTTCCATGAACCCCCGTACTAATACGCAGATTTCTGTTTCGTTTGGTAGAAATGAAGAACCACTGCTGAAAGCTCTTGATTTAATGTGTAAAGAGCAATCTATTGCTAGATCTGCTTGGATAAAACAAAAGATTAGAGAAGAGATAAAAATCAATGAGCAAAAAATGTTTTATTGATATAATCTAATATTTTCTCCTTTAGATAAGGTTTTGCTCACATATTGAGTGGAACCTTTTTTATATGGCATTATTTCGGCCATATCATTAAGAATAAGATTTAAATATTCAGATTTAAGTACAAAAATATTTCTTTTCCCATCTTCTATTTTATCTTCGTATTCGTAGTTAGTTACGGCATCAGTAATATTGGTTCTTGTAACCATTGAACCCAATCCCGAATCATAATATTCTATTTGATAGTCGGAGGGAACTTGTAGTCCTTCGGGAAGAATAATAGCACCAAAACTATCTTTTACTTCAATAGTTTCATAATGATGAACTTCTTGGATATTTGCTTCTGAACCATATTTGTTGATCAAAAAGTTATAAAAAGAGGATTGGGGTAAAGGCCATTCGGTTTGAATGTTTAAGATGTTATTGGAAAGTAAAATAATCCAATCTAAAGTCTCATCTTCATAGACTTTAAATGCTACATTATCTGGACGATCATCACCAATAATTTTATATTTGGTAAAATAGGTTAAGTTATTAAAAATATCTTCTTTTAATACTCCTCTTTTAAAAAGATTTTTTACTGTAATATATTCATCAATATTTTTAGCATCAGCAGTTCTACTGACATATTCAAAGTTGGGAACTTGTCGGAAATAACTGGGCATTTTAGTAACCTATTTCATTGGTTGTTAGTTGTCTTTGCCATGTACCATCTTCACCACCATCCCTATTGTTGGCATTATTATAGTCATCCTCATAGACTGGATGTAATTCAGTAAAGGATAAACGGAGTCTATATTGAGTCATTGTTCTCCATTCATCGGAATATGTCATATAACTGCCGTCGGGCGTATAATCCACTTGACAGTTAGTAAGGGCTGAAGTTTTAATTCTGTTGATCGAAGGATGATCACCAATTAAGACTCCCTCATCATCATAGGTCTGGTATCTAATATCAAATACATTAGGAGCTTTGAGAAATACATTACTGGCGGAAGATTTAACTGACATTCCTTGTTTAAAGAATCGTATAATTTTTCTTGCTTGATCTGCTTCTGCTCTATCTCTAGGGGAAAGTAGGAAAGTAAAATCAAAGGATCTTAATTCGGGAGCCTGTAATAATAACTCCAGATTAGGATTAACTATTGCTCCAGTTGTTCTTGATAATAATCCTTGAGCACCTACTGCTTGTTGGGCAAGGTAAACTTTTAAGGCTTCGGTTAAATCATCATTTTGATTACCTAATTCTTTACCTACTTGACCCATTATCCCTCCAAGAAGAGATCCTGCGCCTTCCCATGACCTTTGTTCCATTAAGGCCAAGGAAATACCTGCCATTCTACTATCTACAGCATTTAATTTTCCTCCTTGCCAACCAACGCCATTTCTTGACTGTATGTTGGGGTTGATGGGAAGAGTGGCAGAACCATTAATTTTTTTATACTGTCTTTGAGAAAATTCCTGTTGGAAGACTCGATCCGTAGCAATTCTTTTAGAACCAAAGGATTTCATTGTAAATTTAATTCTATCCTGTTTATTTGATTCCAAATCTCTAGGATAGTAATAATGTTGATATGGAGGAAGACGAGCATCTAATCCTCTTACGCCTACAGAGTCAATTTCTACCTCAATGTCTTCAACTGCTGCGACTGCTGTATTAATATCATTTTGGAGTTGATTTTCTCCATTAAGAAAAGCATCGAATGGTGTAAAGCTACCAGCATTATTAAATGCTATTGCTTGACTGGCGGTAAAGTTTTCATTAATTACATCGTTAGTTTCTCTTCTCAGTGAGGAGTGATTAGTCCTTAACCATTGTGAAATATTAATTCCCCCGGAATTGGGCATTTCCTGAGTAGAATCTTCAGGAATCCAGGCTCCTAGAGATCCATTAGTATTTCGAGTACTGGGATCCCAAGTTGCCAGGGTATCGCCATCAGCATCTTTGAGTATGGGAACTTGAGTAGAATCTGTAGGATCTACAGTAACACTAACTGTTGTATTGTAATTTCCATCGCCCTCTGCTGTATTATTACGGAGATTAAACGATGCTGATACTTCTGCCACTAGATATGGTTCGTTTTAGTTATTTAGAGAGGCGCGACTACCTTATAATAAGCATAAGCGATTTGACGTAAATCGGTTATCTCATTTGGACGTACAACATAGAGTTGTCCCGCTACTTCATTCCAGTTATAATTTCTCCAATCTTCCCAATGAAAATTAAAACCTCTGAATCCCCATCGTTGTACATCAGTACATGCGATTAAAGGATGTTGATCATATTTTAATAAAGGAGTTCGAGCATTATATACAAAAGTATAATAATTACCAATATTAGGAATTATTTCCAAATCTCCTCCTAATGCTTCCATGATCATTAACATAGTATCTTCAGGATCCACCTGATTTTGAAGGGTTTGTTTAATGGGTTTGATTCTATTAGGCCCAACTTCTTCTAAATACTGTCCAAATCCTTCTGCCATTATCTTATACCCAATTCTTTTTCTGTAATGATTTTAAATTCAATTTTTCTATCTTTACACCATTCATGTGCTGCTTTCCATTTGGCTTGATTAACGGCGTATACAGTAGATTCACGGATAAAATTTTTGGTTATGTTTTTCTTTTTTAGAGGAGGTTTAGTTTGTTTTTTAGGTTTAACTTCAATAACATAAGTTTTAATAATATTTGTACTTTCTTTTACCTTTATGATAAAATCAGGGAAGTAACGATGAACTCTATTATCAAGTGGTGAAAGATAAGGTATCCAAAACTCTTCACTTCCCCATTCTATAATATTTTTATTGGAATCACACCAAGAACAAAATTTACGTTCCCAACTACTTCTACAAATTATATTAGAAGCATCTCCTTTATATTTTTTAGGATATTGGGGACGATATTTACTCTTAATACTTTCTCCCATTTATCTTGTCTACATAATATAACGGTGTAAGAGTATTTATAGGTAGATGCCTGTTCCATTTCCGTCTAGAAAGAATATTGCTGATTTAAAAGCATCTATTCTTAATCCGGCATTAACTTCTCATTTTCAATGTTGGTTTAATCCACCAGCACCTGTAAAAGCATGGATAGAAGAGAGAAGATCTATTGGGTTAGGCAAGGGATATAATGGTAAAGAAGATTTTTTCTCTTTATCTTGTAGTGAAGCCTCTTTACCAGGATCTTCATTTGCTACTCATACTCTTACTAATGATCATCCAGGGATTACGGAAAGACAT